CGCCTATGGGATACGAGTTGCTTGGATTCTTCGGTGTTCGGCAGAAGAAAGTAATCTCGACCTCAAGCGGTCCTGTTACAGGGCAGCCCTTGGGAAGATTCATTTCCCCAAGGGCTGCCCACGCGAGTCTCCGAAATGAGTCATATCGCTTCTGGTAGTACACCCGCCCATTCCGCATTACGCGGGGACGGGATGCTGCCACTGGCTCGACCCATAGGATGATTCTCAGAAGTCGTTTCCTTCATCAGCAGTTTGAGCAGCCTCGACAAAGGGCGTTAGCTCCTTGACGAAGCCATCAGTAGCCTTGAAACCAAAGCCATCGAAGTTGTCTCCCGGAACCCACTGACGAAGCTCGATGACTTGAACAGCTTTGAGCCGCAGGGAAAGACCGTGTCCCACCATTGCGGTGAAGTACGGGGCTGCTTCAAAGGCGACCTTGATCACTGAGCCACTACCAATCGAGAGATCGGTAACAGGGTTGCCCTTAGCGTCGAAGATGGCTGGCTTCTGGTCCCACTGCTTGTCACCGGTTCCACCCTTAGCCTTGAGCTTGAACTTGAAGCGGGTCTTACCGTCTTCAACTTCCTTCCAAGGGGAATCAGCGCGCTTGAGAGCCTTCTTGCCCTTCTCCTTGCACTCAGTGGCGTAGGCAGCATCAACTACCTTCGTCAGTTGAGCAATGAGCTGCTGGGCATCAGCACCAGAGAGATCGAGATCGACGGAGAAGACACCGTTCGCATCGAACTTAGTGTCTGGCTTCTCCAACTTCGGGTAGACGGCGATACCAGCTGGGCTGGTAATACGAACGATATTCTGCTTGGCCATGTTGTTCTCCATTAGTTGAAGTAGTACTTACTACTTAACACCTCAGACACATCCAGAGATCCATACTCTGGAACTTCAGGGAGTTTAACAGAAGAAGGAAGATAAGTCAAGGCTTCATTCCTTAGGTCTGCTAGTAGATCCCTATTGAATAAACTGACGGTGGCAGTGCGGACGCACTGGGAAACAGTAGGCGCATCCGCAGCCAGACAAGTGATGTTGTCGTGAACTTCTCCTAGATCAGAGATGCCATGCTTGAGGCACAAGTTACAGGTTGCTCCAAGCAGTCCGCCGATTCCATCCAAGCTATGCACATAATTCGGAGCGGCAGCGTTGAGGGCCTTTCGCTTGCACTGCACTCCGTTTTCTTCGCGGATGGAAAGAATCTTTGCTTTAGCTCCAACGCGAGTTGAAACCATGATTGACTCATAGTTCTCGTAACGCATCCGTACTGGTAGCCCAATTGGGGTTGTCCACCGGGGGGTTATATCGTTATCGATAAGCACTCCGACGATGTCCTTGATGAATTTCATTCCAGTTTGTGCAGAGCCAACAACAGAACTCATGCTGTTCCAAATGGTCTGACCTAGGAACGAGGCTGGCTTGTAGATCTCTAATCCAAATGGATTTCCGGTTTCCCTGATTCGATCATCAAGCCATTCTCGTGTGTACCCAATGCATGAGTGCTGGCTAAGACCGTAGGGCAGGGTCATGGTTTGTCTCTTTGTTGTTGCTCTTGTGATGCCTAACTTCAAGAGACTCTCTGCATAGGGATTGGTTGATACCCGTAGAGCCTCTACAACCTTGTCTGCGACCTTCTGATACGGATCCGATGGATAGGCAGCTGGAAGCACATTGGTCGCCACAGCGGCTACTGGGTCCCTTAAAAGCAAAGCGTAGATCTGTAGCCCCTGAGTGGTCGCATCCATTGAGATGGGGAGGTGCGATACAAAGCCAAAACCCTTTTGCAGGAAGTTAGTCAGCTCCTTGCAAGCCGCGTAGAACGCAAAGGGATCGTCTGCTTGAATCCATTGTGTGTTTGAGTATGGATCAATTCCACTACATTTAATAAGATCTATATTCGATTCGACCCAATTGAGGCGTTCTTCGTGTGACTTCTTGTCCAGTCCCCAAGTGTTCGCAAGATGAATCTTGAGATGATTCAGTTGCTGTTCAGTAACAATTGGCTTTCCACGCGAGAACCTCATCAAAGCCTTTGACAGGCTTGTTCCTTGAGGATTGAGAAACAGAGGAAGGAAGTATCCTCGTCCTCTGAAATCCAGCTGAATGGGGAAGTAAATGTTCTCGTTCAGTTTCACCTTGTCCGCGACAAACATTGTCTTCAATAGTTGAAGACGCTGGCTCTCTAGCGACTCGTTGTGGAAGTGAATCTTTGCCGCAGCCTTACGCCATTGCCGACGAGAGTCTGTGTTTGTCTCAATATCGTCTGGCTTTGCGGGAAGTACTTCATCTAGTGAAGACGGCAATCCCTTGATCTTCGCGCCCTGTTTCCAACAGTCGTAAGCGAGATCATAAACCTGCTGATCAATTTGCCAAGGCGTAGATTGCAGCAGATTCGCCGCGTGATAGATCTGTGATAGATTACAGGTCCCAAGTTCTTCTTGGTATGCCTTGTTGCGTGTCTTTACAAGTGGGCGAGGCTTCCAATCAAGTTGTTTGTAGCCGCCAATCCACGGATTTGTCCACAAAGTAGGACGCTCAACCATTGGTAGGAAGAATGGAGTGAGTTCCTCATGGTACTCGTGTGACTTTCGCACCCAGTCTGAGATATCTTGACTGGGCGCAATGACGCAGTATCGTCGCCCTCGCGCATTCAGCTTGGTGATAGTTTTGATGATGCCCGTGCGTTCAGCAAGCATCTCAGTAAGCAGTACGCCGATGCTCAAAGCGTCCGCCTTAGCCCAACGCTGAGTTACAAGGTCAACTGCCTTTGCAGCCTCGCGAACAAACCGCCTTTTCATTCCAGAACCGACAGATGAGAAGGTGATCTTCTGCATTTTTCTGAAAAAATCTGGCTCTTCTTGTGCCAGTTTCTCAAGAAGAATTTCATCTTCAATGGCACGACCAACCGCAATGCACACGGAAGTCATCATGCGTTCAGTGCTTAATCCATCGATAATTACCTTACAGGCAATCACTGCCATCTTGTCGGCATAAAGCATTTGAACAAAGGGAAGGCAGCGGTGTCTTTTTCCGGGGCTTTTAACGGCTTTAATCAGCCACAGCATGATTCCTGTGGACATTTCCTGAGTGCATTTGTTTAGTAACTGCCTTCCAGGAATGGTATTAGATTCAGATTCAATCTCAGAAGCCTTGTTCTTCCTAGATTGATATCGGCTCTTACCCAGTTCCTTCATTTGCAGATCAATTTCCTTCTGATTCATGTGGTTATTTATACCCTAGTAAAACGCGTTTTAATAAAAAAAACCCCCGGAATTGCGGTTAGGCAACTCACGGGGGCGAGGAAAAGAGAACGGGTCCAGTATAGCGGTGCTACACGAGGAAGAAAGGGTGAACTGGGAACTAGTCCCAGTCCACCCCGTTGGGGAAAAGATGCTTATTGTTCGACGGCGAAAGTCGCGTCGAGGAACTTGTCGAACTGGATCACGCGGCGAGCAAAGTCACCTGCTTCTGCACCCTTGGCAATGTGGGTGTAAGCGTTCGCGATACTCCACAATGAGTTCTCCCTGACCTCGTAGTCAAAGGAGGGATTGTGGATCTCGTTGGCAAATCCCAGCGCCTTGCTGGCTGGCAGCAGACCGCGCCTACAGACTTCCACGGCGAAGGCATCAATGAGACGCTTGTCATCGACAACGATCTCCTTGAGGTGCTGGTGGCGCTGATTCGCGCTGACGATTGTGTCTCCGAACACAGCGACAGTCTCAGTAATGAGATCAGGGATGCGATCCCACACATTGCGAGTATGCCGTGTCTTCAACTGGTGGTCAGCAACGATCATGCCATTGGTGCAGACGAACACTGTGCCTCCAAACAAGAAGGTGACTGGCACAGTCTTGTCGTAGGAGTTCATGATGCCCACCATCCAGTCCAATGACTTGTCTACGGGCAATCCCCCTCCCGACACGGCGAAGGTAGACACGAAGCGTTGCGCCTTCTTGTGAACCTGATGAGCAGGGCGGTCGATGGTGAAGCCCTGCTTGGTGAATGCGGACATTGCCATGTGCATCAACTGACGATGCGGGATGGGTGTATACGAGTGTGTAGGCACTGGTACAGGGATGTTGTCGATTTGGGATGACGAGAGATACGATTCGTTGAGAGTGATCATTTTTTTGCTCAGTGAAATGTGTTTTACTTGTCTTGTGGCTTGTAATTCATGATGGCTTCATGGAGATACTTCATTTCTGATTCAGTCAGCGCATGATCCGTTCCAATTTTTTCTAGAACCTTACAAGCCCATAGAAATGCGGTGTGTTTATCGCGCTCTATGGAACTTTTGCGAGTTTGAAATAGGCTCTCTGAAATAAAGAGTCTATTCGAATCCTTGTGAATCAATTAGTTGCTTTCGGCTGAGGCTGGAAACTGACGAGCCATCACGCATTCGTTGCACTCACAGGGCTTGTCCTCCGCAACGATCATGAGCAGAACGGTTGCAGCCCCAAGGGCGACAATGTCTTCCTCAAATGGCGGAGGTACGCTTTTTGATTTCAGGAAATCATTGAAAGACTCCAACCGATGGGCAACCTTTGAAATTGCCATAGCAATTTGCAGCAGGTCTGTTTTGTTCTTTTTGCTGAGACTCATGGCTCCACCTCCTTGATTGGATTGTTGACTGGCATATACCGAATCGAGCGGATGTTGAGTTCGTCGAGCAGAGTGCGAGCCAACGCCCTGTAGTCAATCTTCTCAGAGACATTGTCGATGAACGCCGCGTCACCACCCACCTCACCTGCGAGATCTGCGAGGTCGATGTGGTTGGCGATATCATCGAGGTCGATGTGTCCCGCAATGTCGCTGTGGTCGAGATGCTGCGCGACATCGGAGAGTTCGATGTTGTCTGCAATCTCCCTGCAATCAACATTGCGAGCCAACTTCTTAATGTCGATGTTCCCCGCAATTTCATCGTGCTTGACGGCGGCTTCGACGGCGTTGGTGATGCGGTCATCCAAGTCATCACGGTCGAAGAGGGTGGGACGCAACACCTCACGATTGACAACCTGAAGGATGAAGGTGCGGAGGGACGCGGTGTCCACGATAACGCTGATGTTCTCAGTTTCCATATGCTCAGTTTCCTAGTAGTAAAACGCGTTTTACTTGCGGTGATCAGGGAACATCCCCGATTCACAAAGTGAATTATATCTTAATTCAAGGCAAAGTCAAGTAGTTCTGCTTTCAAATTGCCTGAATTGCTCAACGGCATTCCAGTAGGCACTCGCCTTCCGTGATTCAACACAGCGTGTAATCAACGCCGATGCTTCCTTGATGATGGCATCGGCATGAATGCTGATCTCGTCGCGTTCAACTAATGCAACAAAGTATCTGTCTTCGTATTTCTTAGCAATCTCTTGAGCCTCGTCGCGCTCTGCCTGTAGTCGAGTGAATTCATCTCTGACGGTCTGCATCACTAACGCTACATCATGAACATACATCTCATCAAGCACCTGCTTGGAACTGGGCTGGTGGTTCGTCATCCAAGTTAAAAATTCTGCCAGTTGGAATTTAGTCATGGTGTCTCCTCTTCCTCCTCTTCAATCCTGAAGATGGGTGCGAGCAATCTGCACAGCGCGTACAGACATACTCCAAGCGTACACGCAGAAGCGATTGCGCTGATGATGTTGAAAGTCATGGTGTCTCCTTGAAGCAGTCCCAGCCGCGCGATTTCGCTTCTTCTTTGCAATACTTTTCCGATTCGCAAACCTCACGCCTCGCCTCGTCGCGCTCGCGCCGTGCTTCGTCTCGCTGCTTGATTGCCTCGTCGAGATCAAAGAGAATTTCCTTCACTTCACCTTGCAAACGACCGATCAAATACGCTTGGTCAGTTGCCGCCACCACTAGGTGGTTGAATGGTGCTAACGACTTAGCAAGGCGGTGAGCGAGTTCGAATGGATCATTCATGGTTTTGCCTCCTCGTCTGTGTTCAATTCGATTGATTCATTGCCCCACTCGATCATCTGACTCT